CGAGTGATATATTAACAGCTGCTGAAACAACAGCGGCGACGGCATTGTATCCTGATTTCCCTACTATGATTGCCCCTTTGAAAAAGAAAACTTTGGTAGGCGATATCGTATTTAAGACAGGCTTTAAATTTTCAAAGTTTCCTGCTATCGTTGACACGGGGTCATTGACAGGCGACTTGGTAAAAGAAGGAAGCACGTCGGGCAAAAACGAATACACTTTTGACGTAGAAAACACAATCCAGAACGTTGCCGTTTTGGAGGAAATTACTCAAGGTATTTTAGTTTTCAAAAGCACCGAAGGCGTTCAGATGTGCTTAGGGACAAAAGAGTTTCCTGCAAAACTGATGAAGAGAAGTGCCAAACACGGTAAATCGTCAGACGCTGAACGAAAGATTGAGGTAACATTTAGTTGCCAAAAATCGCCTTATCGTTACAAAGGTAATATTCAGCTTACGCCTGCAGTTTAGAGCAATTCACAAAAATGGCGAACGAAAGTAAAGAGTTAGCCGAAAAGAACCAGGTTCAAAAGGCTGAAACTGAAAAGGAATATACAGGTTTTGAAGTGATTGGCGAACGAGGAGAATTTGGTTATTTGGGGCTAATGTGGCATCACAATAACCTGGAACTCGAAACCGCTATTAGGCTTGTGAAAGCTGGATATTCAGGTATCAAATTAGTATAACTCAAGGGGCGGAAATTTCGCCCCTTTTTTAATATCATGATGGATAATTTCAAACTTATATCAATGTGGCTTTCAGGGCGAAAAGACTATGACTCAGGCGTAGAAATCTACAATAGATTAGGTCGAAACTTTGCCGTGAAGGCGATGATTGCAAAGCCTGAGAATAGTTTGCGATTAGAGTTTTTGACTGATGCTATGCGAGAGCTGCTACTTGAAGTAGGGCAAATTGAAGAACCGAAGTTAAGCGTTGAGGAGCTAAAACAGGAAGCGAGAGACATCAATATTGCCGTTGCTCATCAGCAAATTAAGGCAAGTGACTTGCCTAATGCACCTGAGGAAGTGAAAGCAGCCATCAAATTGAGAAAGAATTTGTACGCTGAATTTGTGAGACTGCATACGAGTTTGAATTTCAACACCCCAGCTGAGCAAAGGCGAATCAATTGTCTGCGAATCCTAACGATTAGAGATGAAATAAGACCACTGTGGAAGCTGACAAACTACTACGATGAGAAGCTCAAATTACCCGAAAAAGCGACCGATAAAAGCATTGAAGACCTATCAGAGATGGATGCCAACAAACTTTATGAGGCAAACTACAAATACCTAAGAAAGTTCTTTCACGACGAAAAGAAAAGCCCTGAATGCCTGAGAAGACTTGAAGAATGTAATCAACTGAAAATACAATTAACGAACGCTAATGCTTTTTTCCACGAACGACTTATCCTTCCAACCCTTGAAAGTAGAGGGAGCAACCTTTGAAACCGAAAGATTTGAACCTGTTAAGATAAGTTTTGCGGGTGATGACAACTTAGCTGAAGTAATTGATCACATCGAGAACGGTGAACTCGTACAATTCTGGACAAAAGGCAGATGGTCGATGCACCAGCTGATTAAACAAGTAATTGAAATATTAGGTGAGAGCGATGTGACACTTTGCACCTGGGCGATTACGGAAGAGCCACTGCGGGTCATTCATAATCTGAAAACCTCGGGGAAAATAAAGAAGCTGATTGGATTATTTGAACATAAAGTAAAGTCAAGAGGCTCGGCGTTCGCCTTTGCTGAGCAGTTTTTCGACGAAGTGTATTTGTCGAAATGTCATGCTAAGGTTACGGTAATCGAGGGAGCTGAGAAATCAGTAACTATTTTTTGTTCCGCTAACCTGACAAAGAATCGAAGGATTGAAGCAGGGACAATATTTTGCAACAAACAAGCCGCTATTAACAACAGAAATTACATAATCAATGCAAGCACAAATAATGCTAAGTGAGGCAGAAGAACTCGGTAGTCTATTTTTCACAAAGTCAGAAATAGAATTAATCCTCAATATTAAACCTGACAATATTCAGAATGCTATCTTGAAAGGACAGTTGAAGTCTGATGCCGAGGTCAGAAAAGTAGTAGTCCAGCAAGCTAAGAGCGGCTCTGGAGAAGCTCAGCGATTAGTACAATCGTGGTTATCTCGCATTCGCTTTGAAAACTCAATGAACAAATGAAAACCTTCAACACGCACGATGATTTTGAGGAGTTGATGACCTACGTCATTAAGAAAAAAGCCTATAATCTTTCCGATAAATTGCTTGAACAACATCAGATGCTCATGCACGCCGCAACCGTTTTGCGTGAGGACGGATTGACGAATAACACCATCAAAAAGTTTGCTACGCTGTACAAGATTAGCGAGTTCACAGCGCTCAACTACATGAATGCAGCACCTCGCTATTATACAATTATCGTTCCCCTTCAGGAGCGAAATTTTGTTGCGGGGACTGTGATTGCAAACTTACAGGAGACTCGAAAGGCAGCACTCACATTAACGGACGAAAAGGAGCGGATTAGAGCCTTAAATAACAACGATGCTAACTACATTACCTATCTGAAGCAATTACCAACTGCCGAGGCGATTGACTGGGAAAAAATGAAGCCTCAAATCACGATTAATACGTTTGAACCGTCGATTGTGGTTGAGCAAGAAATGAGCGAAGAGGAGCTAAGACGGGAGATTATTGAATTAGGAATTGTGGATAGCAAAAGTAAAATAATTGAATATAATGGAAACGAATGAGCTCAATAACCAGGTTATTCAATACAATCGTGACCAGGCTAAAAAACTAAGAAAAGAACGTCGGATAACGCAGGCGAAAGAAACCGTTCGCCAACATCGAAACAAACCTCAATTGAAAGCGATTACGGTCGATGCGAATATTGAGGTGTGCCGCTGGGGACGGCGAACGGGTAAATCCGTTAGAATTGCGGAATGGCTAAAGAAACGCTGTGAGCAGATGGAGCGATGCAATCTTGTGTTGCTCACAACTTCATACACGCACCTGAGGAGTAAGATTTTCCCAGAAATCAAACTCGCCTGGGAATCAATGGGATGGATTGAAAACGTACATTATTGGGTCGATAAATATCCACCTGAGCATTTACTTGTACCGCTTCCCTATCGTTTACCACCCGCCAAAAACGCTATTTTCACGTATGTAGGGAGCTGTATAAAATTAGCCTCTATGGATAAGAACGCACCCTCGGCAGGGGATGCGTCTGATGGCATTGCCGTTGATGAATGCCGATTGATAGACGGACAAAGATTACAGGTTGATATTTTACCATCTATTTCGGGTACAAATCCGAAGTGGAGAGGTAAATCTTACTATTGTTCTAAATTGTTCGTGAGCGATAAACCGAGAGATTTTAAAGGCGAATGGTTAAACGATTTCTGCACACTTCAAGACCCAAAACGCATCGAATTAATACTTCAGATTGAAATTAAACGCAATCGAATCTTATTAGAATCGTGTGGCGGGATAACCTATAAACGCTCATTAGAGATAGAGGAGCAGGTAAATGAGTACGACGATTGGCTTAATAAGCTGCGTAAGAACCTCGTATATGTATCGGATGCAAGCACCTTAGATAATATACACATCTTAGGTGTTGATGCTATCAAAGGTATGAAACGCACCCTTAGCGACCGCAACTATCGTATCAGTGTATTGAATGAGGACGGTATGCAAGTACCTAATAACTTCTATGAGGATTGGGATGAGAACGTACACGGATACTGGGCGTATAACAATAAGTTTCTCGATGAGTTCAACCCTCTTGATATAGACTTTGTTAAGTACAATGCTTATAAGATAGAGTGGTTCAGCGATATTCGTAAGGATGTAGGGTTTGATATAGCTATTGATAAGAACTTAGAGGGCAATAACGTTACCGTTCGCCAGCTCTACAACAACGAAAGCAGACAGGTCATGGCTCTATACAACACCGCACCAGAGGACTATTTGGATTTGATGAGGGTATTCGCAAGGGTTATAGCAGACCACCCGACAAAAAAGATTAAGTTCATCTATAACCACACCATGACTGCAGGTAAGAAATATAAGATGACCTATGTCGCTAAGGAGTGTATGGATGAACTAAAGAAAGCAGGGTTTAAGGTCCTTGACTGCCCACTCGGACAGGCGTGGTGGCACAATAAAGTGTTCGATTATTGGAAAAAGGCTTTCAGAGGGGAGCTTCCCATCAAATATTTCTTCAACCGCACAACCGTAAACGTTCAATACAAGGCTTGTAAGGCAACTCAAACGCTTCAATCTGAAACATACGGATTGAAGAAAGATAAGCGAACAGAGGCAGACGTTACGATACCATATCAAAAGAAACCGCACTTTACAGAGTCAATGGATATGATATTACAATATGATTGCACAAATAGCAATGCAATAAGTAACTACGATTATCTATCTATCTAATCAATTTTTAACGGCTCAATAATCACATATTGAGCCGTTTTTATAGGCGAACGCCGAAACAGGTTAGGGCGTGTACGTCATAAACCTACGGAGTTTTTTATATTTTGCCAAAAAAATATAGTTAAGTGTCTGATTATCTGCATTTTAAGCAAATATTTTTTATAAAAAAGGGTTGATAATCCAATAAAAAGAGTTATATTTGTATATGGAAAAAGCACAAAAACCTGCTCTAACAGGGCTTTAACCTATCATTTTTAACAAAAAAAGTCAAAATTATGTCAAACAACACGACAACCGCACAAAACGGTAAGGCTACTACTATGCCTACCCAATTAGCCACAACTCCAAAGGCTAACGAAGAATCAAAAGTTATTACTGTACACGCTGAGGAAGTAAAACAGCGTCCAACCGTTCCGCAGGTATTCGAGAGAATCCAACAGGGAATTGCTTTACAAGAATATCACGAAAAATCTTTCGCACGATTTAAGGAAGTAACGGAATTTAACCGTGATGCAAAGGAGGGAGCGGGATTCATTATGACAGCCGTTTTGCCGAATGGTCGAAAAATTGAGTTCACACACTTACCAAGTAATCTCGAATTCATTGAGATGCAGGAGATAAAAGGCAAGGAGCATTTGAAGAATTTAGAACAGGAAATTCAAAATTTCTCAATTGTCTAAAACAAAAAAACCGTGCAAGGCTCTAACTCTTGCACGGTTCAAAAAAAGTCTAAAGTCTTTCAACTTCAACAGGAGCAAAATTATGATATTTTCTTGAAATATCAAATTTCGTTCAACAAAAAATCATGAAATCAAATCTTAATTGGGAAGTAATCGAACGCCCATTATACTCAAATTTTCAGCCAGTAAAAGGCTATAAAGCACTTTTTCGCTCAGATACTGACGAATTATTACACATTGCAAAATCAACCTACACACATACGCCAAATGATAGATTTTTGGAAACGGTTGATAAACTTTCTTCTATCACAGGATTCCCGATTGAACTTTTTGACGAAGTACAGGGAGGAAAAAAAGTAATTGCATTCCTCAAATGTACCGACCCTATAAGCGTAGGAGGTCACAAATTTAAAGATTATCTAATGGTAGGTAATTCACATGATGGAAGTACAGGTTTTTTTATCGGTAATTCAAATATTATGATTAGATGTGCTAACCGATTTACAAAGCAATTCAGAAGCTTGCAAGTATATCACACGAAAAATCATGATGTTAAAATTGATACCCTTTCAAACTCATTTGATGATTTTACGAAGCAAAGACAGCGATTTTACGACCGTTTTGGGGAATACACAGATTTTGAAATAGTAGACGAACACAAAGAATTATTAATAAATTCAATCGTGGACCTTACAGCAACCGAGTTGCAAGACCGTGAAACAATTTCAACCCGAAAACAGAATATTATCACTGACATTCACAACAGCATAGAAACGGAAACAAAGGCATTAGGGAACAACCTTTTCGGATTATTTAACGGTATTACGCATTACACTACACACACCCGAAAGCAGAAAGAACCCGTTTTCTGTAATGCGTTCGGCACAGTTGCCGACATTAATACCAAAGCCCTAAATTTTTGTGAAACCCTAATTAAGTTATAATTCATGCAAAATCTAATAATCCCAGAAATCCAGTTTTCACTTTCTTACAAAAATCAAGTGAAACAATCAGAGTTAAGACAAATTACAAGCTCAAAAGAATGTGAGGAAATTTTAAGAATCGTTTTTGATAGTTCGACCTTCCTTTGGCGTGAAGAAATGCTTTTACTTTGCCTTAATCGAAATAATAAGGTAATCGGTTATTATCGTGTATCCGTCGGAGGAATAGCCGGCACAGTATGCGACCCGAAAGTAATTTTTACAATTGCCCTAAATTCGGGAGCTTCAGCAATCGTTTTAGCACACAATCACCCAAGCGGTAATTTAATCCCAAGCAACGCAGATAAGACATTAACAAAAAAAATAAAGGATTTAGGGGCATTGCTTGAAATTGTGCTAATAGAACACATGATATTAACGCAAGAAAGTTATTATTCATTTTCCGATAACGGAACACTTTAAAATCAAAATCTATGTACAAAGAATTAAAAAACCAACAACCCGACCACGAGGAATGTTTTTGGGCATTCTCTAAAATTCAGTTCGAGGAAGGACTTGAAAAAAAAAGTCTTCAGAAAGACCAAATTATAAATGGAGGCTCAGGACTTTACGGAACTCAAAACGGTTTAGACAAACTCTACGATTTTTATACAAGTCGTAGGGAAGAAATAAAAAACAAATGTAATCCGCAAGAAATCTATGAGCATGAATACTGGAATCATGAATGTGAGTACACAGGAAGCGACCAGGAAGCAATCAACATAGTAAAAGATTATTTTGGTGATGAATCAATAAAAACCCTTAAACGCTTTTAATTAAACCTTTCACGGCTAATAATCTCAACTAAACCCTTAGTAGAAATTAGCCGTTCGTCCCTAATATGGAGGATTACTTTTTCCTCCCCTCAAAAATTTTCCATTTGCTTTAGCTTCATTCCTAATTTCCGAGGGGAGAAAAAAGTAAACTGACTACATTGCCGTTCTTGTCCTTTAAAATCCCTTCTCAATACTTCAAATTTGGGGTATGAATCTAATTTCAATCGCCCAATTTCGTGAACAAATCTATCAGCTTCAATGCTCAGAAAAACCCATGCCGTTTTCAATAACTTTCTGGACTGCAAACCGCAAAAAAGAAACGGGCGGTGATGGCATCGAACTGCAAAATTGTATGCTCATGAGAAATCAGTTTGGACGCTCAAAGAATTCAGAGAAGCCCAATAAGCCCAAAAGCGAAAAGCTTCGCCGTGACCCCAATCATCATATTCACAACACTTTCGACATTATTCATATCGAAAGCCAGAACAAATTTTGCATCCATTTTGACCTTGTAACCGAGTTCAATCAAAAACAAATCGTCCCAAATGTCTATGAATAATCACCATCTATACACCATTTCGTCAAACGGAAAATATATGGGCGGGTTCGCTCCACTTTCGCTTGATTCTATCGGAGCAGTAGAAGCTCCAGACGGATTAAGCATCCCTGTAGAAAACCAAATCGCTAACCTATACCCCTATCATATTTGGGGAAACGCTAACGATGAACCGACAAAATACGATGAACTTATCGAAAAAAACACCTCGCTCAGTGGTGCTATTCTAAGAAAAACGGAGAAAATCTATGCGGGAGGCATTGAATACGGATTTCTTGACAAAAAACGAAATTTCATTCCCCAGTTTGACGAAACGGAAGAACTTTTCCTCGAAGAAGAAGCAACAAATCAATACATCGCAGGTGCTATTTCAGACCTAATTCGCTATAATAACGCCTTCCCAGAAGTGTATTTCAACGCCCTCAAAACGAAAGTTTTGGGCTTTCGTCATATCAATGCGGGTGAAATTCGCCTTAAATTACAAAATCCTGAAACGGGTAAAATAGACCAGACTTATCAATCAAAAAACTGGAATCGTCGCTTAGAAATCGACAAAATTATCGTTCGCCCTGTAATTGATGAGATTTACGACACTATCGACAAAATCCGTGAAGACCAGGACAATTTCAGATACACTTACAAAATCTTTCGCCCTGGTCCAAAGACCTATTACCAAACACCAATTTGGTACAGCTCCGTTCTGCAAAAGTGGTACGACCAATCTATGTTCATACCCGAAGCCATTAGCAGCTTTATTAAACGCCTGGTATTCGTTCAATTCCAAATCGTCTTCCGTGAAGGATATATGCAAAAACTGTACGGAACCAGATGGGAAGAGGGCGACAGTACGGCTAAATTAACGATGCTTCAAGAACGCTTAGACGATATTTCTGCCAACCTCCAAAACTCTGAAAATGCAGGAAAATTTACCGCTATTCTCTCATATACCGATGCCAATACGGGCGAAGAAATCAAGGGTTATGAAATCATTCCGTTCGAGTCAAAAATTATCTCAACCGATTTTATTGACTTCATGCGTGAGGCTGACCAACACCTCATTTGGTCAGTCGGCGAAGACCCAATTGCCATGGGTCAGCACGGCGGTGGTTCAGATGCAGGG